GATCTTTATAGCGAGGAAACGACTTATAAAGTCCAAAAGCTACGGTAATATCGTATAATTTACCAGTATCTATCATAAATACATTACTTTTTTTTGCCTCAAAAATCAACTATTCATCCTCTGATTTGGATATAACATCCGGTAGCTTAGCTACTTTTATATTGACACTTCTAGATATATCTTCTTGTTTCGTGTCAGTACCTGGATTGTTGACATCGCTCTCAGCTTCTTCATCAGACTTATATTCAGCGTTTGTTTTAAGGTTTTTAACTGTTACTTCAGTCTCAATCTCAACGTCTTTTATAACGGTGCCATTGACTATCACTTCAGTTTTGCCTTTTTCTACAAAAGATACCATTTTTACCTCCTTAATCTCTACTTATTTCTAATATTGATGCTACAACATGCAATCTATTAGCATTTGCAGCGGTTACTTTTAATATTTCACTTTCTTGTAATATTAATGGTTCACTCAATAATTGTTCTGTTGCGTGACCAGCTACAGTTTTTACATCAAATAATACAAAAATAGCATTAGCTGCATCTGTTAATGTTAATGTAATTGTACTTCCATTATTACTATCATCACATACCAATATAGATTTTACAATCGCTCTAGAGTTAGAAGGTGCTGTATATAATGTTGTAATATCTGTAGTTGTTAAATCTACTTTTGCATTTTTATATATATTAGCCACTTATAAACCAAGAAAATCTTTCTTGCTCCTGTTTAATTTCATCTAAATAAGTAGAGTTTAACTGTTCTATAATTGTAGTTATAGATCTATTTATTTGTTTTTGATTAGATGTATCATATTCTTGTTTCGGTTCTGGTATTTTTACATTTATCTTTGCCATTATCTGCCTCCGTCTTGTTGTACGTCTAAACTAAATGTACCAAATCTCCAGCTTTGATCAATGTCATCGTTTTCTATTTTAATATTTATATATCGACCACGAGCTCGTGTGTCTTTTTTAGTTGTATCAGATGTAATAGAGAAAGGACTTAAACCTGTTGATGAATCATCTTGTGACGGAAAACGTTTCACGGCCAACGTTACTTTAGCCGTGCCTTCCAATGATTTAAAATCAGGTATAAAACGACGAACAGATAAAAACTTATCTCCTTCTGTACCCTGTCCCTCTAAATCAAAGTCATATGATTTTACAAAAGAACTAATCGCGGTGCTCGATCCGTCAGTATTGATTTGATTATTACCAACCTCGTGTTCAAAATACGTTGTACCACCTAATCCGGTAATACCTTGTATTGTTGGAAAAGTTCCTGTGTCGCTAGATGCATAAGATGTTGCGTAAGGCTTAGGGTAGATTTTAGAATCCATCCATGATGTACGACCTTCTGTACTATTGTACCAAATACCTCCAGGCACTTGACTTCCTGCCGATTCTAGATAGTTATATGCAACTAATCTATTATTAAAATTTTCTCCTGACGTAGGATACCACCAAATAATTTCTGTAAACAGATTGTTGACACCTGCTGTAATCTGTTGACCTTTAGTTAAATCAATATCATCATAAACAAAGTCTTCGACGGAACAAGGCAGTGACTTAACTGTACCATCAAATAAAAAGAATCCATTATTACTCATCCAATAAGCAACACCGTCTATTTCAACAGCTGCATTCTTACCAATCAAACCACAGTTGGTACCTACTTGTTCAAAACCAAATGTAAAAGGAGCACCAATAAATTTCATAGTATACAAAGCGGTATCGGTCCATATCAAAATTGTTTCTTTTGCTTTCAAAGCACCAACTATTTTTGTTCCGTCTTGTAATCGTTGTGTACCAGCGGCGTTAATAGCAGAAGGTGTAAAAGTGTTAATGTCTTCTTGATCAGAAAATCTAATAAACATGTCATCTTGTGTTGTTGTTGTGCCTATCGTTGTTTCTGTACCAAAGTGAATTAAATGTCTTGTGGTAGGTGATATTAATGTAGCTCTTGATGCAGTCGGATTATTAGAAGTAAGAAAACTAGAAGTGCTTGTTGATGCTCTGTTCGACGTGGCACTTGTAGCTCCAGAATTCCATGTAAAAGTTTTTCCGTTTGCAACTGTTGCAACTAATACTTGACCAAAATTATCTAAGGACCAAAGACCTGGTTCTAGTTGTACTTGATCAGCTTTCACAGCCACACCCCATCCACCAAAGTCAGATGCATCGGTAGCAGTAGCACCATTACTGTGTGTTGCTGCAGTGCTTCCAGAAGCTCCTCTTGTACAACCTGTTAAATCGTTTGTGGATTTACCTGTATATGTAATAAGTTCTGAGTCTACCAAAATCGTTCCTGCTGTAGGAAAAGCGGTAGCGCTTGTTAATGTGATTGTTGTTTCTGATGCATCCAAAGCTTCATTAACTGTTGTTGCTGTTGCAGAATCAACGGTGCCACCCCAATTACCAACACCCCAACCATAACCATAGGTTTGTTCTCTTGGACCAACAGTTTCATAAAACTTACAAGTAATAGAACCACCTGTAGAAACTGTAGCTGTAGCAGCTGCGGTTGATGTAATTGTGAAAGTTGTTGTACTAGGTGCTGTAATAATTTGAAATTTAACATCTTCAAAGTTAGACGCACTGAGACCTGTACCACCAGGTAAAGTGACACTATCTAATTGCACGATGTCACCGGCTTTTGCTCCGTGAGCAGAACTTGTGGTAATTGTAACAGAGGCTGATTCATCAGTGGTAGCCATTGTTGAAGAAGTCAAAGAACTTCTTATTGGTGTAATATCAAATAGTTGACCTTCAAAGTATAATAATAAGAACTTGTCCGTTCCGAGGGCCACGTACCTATTACCATCCAAATCTGTAAACGGGTGTTGATTTCTTACAACCCCTACTATCTTGTCTGGTAAAAGAGAAGACCAACCCCCTACCTTTTCAGGTAGACCATAACGAAACCGTACATTATTAGAATCTACAAAACGACGTTCGGCACCTTTGGTGGTGTCTTGTTTGTCTATGCCAGGTAAGAAGTCTAGAGTTACGAGAGCCATTTACTCTCCTTAGACTTTATCTTTGTAAGACCAGCCACGAGTCGCGTTCAAGAAGACTAAGGTAAAAGCCTCTCCGTTTGTTGAGACGGTTAAGTTAGCTGCAGAGCTATTAATGTTAGAACCATTTCTTGCGATTGTTAAATTGTTAGAACCAAAGGAACCTTTTGCATCTATAAAGGTAACTTCATTACCGACACTAGGAGAAGCAGGCAGTGTTACTTGTCTTGCTGCTGCACTTGTATCTATAATTAATTGATCGTTATTTACTGCTATATAGTTTCTATCAATAGAATGATAACCTTTTTCTACTGATAACTGAACTATGTTTGTTCCATCAGAGTAGACAACCATCTTTGAAGCAACCGGCATTGTTACGCCTGTACCTGATGCGGTCTTAAAAGTTAAAGTATAATCACTGGTGCTTCTTGATGTACCGTCTTCTATCAAATACATCTTTTCTATAGAGTCAGGAACAGTGACAGTTCTGTTGGCTGCTAAAGTGCCTGTAAATTTTATTATCATGTTTCGTCCGTTAGACGAAGCACCATTACTAATTGTTAAAGTTTGATCAGAAGATGCAACATTAAGAGATAAGTAACCACCAACAGCCTCTTCTACTAATTGTAGATTAGTGTTAGTAGTAGCTCCCCATAAACCTGCTTTTTCACCTGTAGTAATTAATTCGAATTTTTGTGATGTAGAAAATGTTGATGCCATATTGCCTCCAAATTTATATTATGTTTCCACGTTTGTCCATGTTTGACTTGCATTAGGATCGATATCATTCCAAGTCACGACACCCGGTCCGTTGACCGAGGATGTTAATAAGTTAGTACCTAGAACCTCCACTGCTTTAGCTACAATGGTCACCGATCCGCTGGCCACGGTCCCCGCTAAGTTGGTCGTGACTGCTACGTCAGCAGCAGCTTTTGGTGTCATAGTACCAAGGCTAGAAGTAAGTGCGTTAGTAGTAACTAATACGTTGGCCGCACCTACAAAACCTAAGCTACCAATAGATATATTAGCTATATTAGTTGTTGGTGAAACATCCGCATTCGCTTCAATCGTTGCAATGTTTCCTAAGCTTATTGTAGCTTGAACACCTTCTAAGTTTACTGGTTGATCAGTATACCCAGAAAAAGAATATTGGCCAAAAGGAGATACACCAAACATTTATTCTTTAACAATGTAGACTACATGGTACAATATAGCTTCCATCTGAATATGTTTCTATCTTTGTTGTTGATAATACTTTAGCAACTGTTGACGCTCTGATAATATCATCAGCTTGTACTTTACCTGTGCCATCACCTTTTGATTGTATTAAGTCACCTTTAGCAACTGTCTCATCTTTATGAACTCTAATTACAAATGTACCTACTTGTGCAACAAGAATATCATTTACTGTGTCCATAGAATCATTATCCCAATCAACAAAAGCACCATAAACTGATTTTGATTCAGCGGAGTCAGATACCTTACACTGAGCGTGTTTAATATCTTTTTCTTTTTCTATTGTTGCAGGAAGGTCTACACCATCATGTGTATGTGTAATTACATCACCTACAGATTCACCATCTTTTAGTGCATAGTCCTCTTTAAATTCATAAGTTTTTAAATCACCATTTTCATCTTTTGCTTCTTTATCTGTGACTGTAAATTTTATTTGATACCAATCTACCATAGCATCTAAAGACTCTAAAATTGTTCCTTTTAAAATTGTTGGTTTAGAATTATCTGCAAGTCTTGACCAGTGAGTACCTGTAAATCCATTGTAAGAAACTGTTGAACCTGATACTGCAATAGTGCCTTCTGTAGAGGTAGCGTGTCTAAGTAATACTAAATCTCCGTCATTTCCTAATCTATTTACTACCATAGGCACTGCATTAGTTCTAGTGGCACCAAAATCACCGTTAGCTCCTATCGCTTCAATACCTTGTACACTTGAACCTGCTGATGTTTTTCCAACTAATAAATCACCATTACTGGTAATACGCATTGCTTCAGAAGCATTAGTGATAAACTGCATTAAATTACCATTATGTGCATAAGCTATTTGACCTATATTATCATCACCACTATCTCCAAAATAGATACTTCCATCACTACTATTACCACTAAGAATACTAATTCCTGAGTGTGCAGAACCTTCAACAATTAACTCATCAGCTTTTGCATTTGGACCAACGG